GATTTCTTGGGCTGAACTTTCACTATCTACCGTACAAGTGGCGAGCGATTCTGCTCAATAGACTGACAGACATCGCAACAAACGATAAGTTTGACGAAACAACACGTATTCGGATGACATACAAGATACTCGCCAGATCAGCTAGATTCAAAGCGTTTCAACCCTGTCTGAAAAGATATCTTACATCACAAATCCAGTCGAGATTTCTATGGGTTCCATCGCAAGATTGGGAGATTGCTGTTTTTCTCCCTGTACAGAAGTTTGTGGGTGCGTCGAACGAAAAGGTGTGGAGAGATTCGCAAAGGAGCTTTAGATGAGCATTGAAAGATTTATTTCTGATGTTAAGAGTCGTGGTGTTGCTCGCACAAACCGATACGAAGTAAACATAAACCCGCCGGTTGGCGACGGGTCTGTTCTTACCCTAGCGTGTGAAGAGGCAGCACTACCGGGGCGGGGCTACTCAACAGCACCAAGAGCAATGCATGGACCGGTCCAATACATCCCATACGATAAACTCTACAATGAAATTGCGATGACATTCAGGTGTAGTCGAGAGATGACCGAGAAAAAAATCTTCGATGACTGGCTTGCTTTCATTTCGCCATCAGATAGTCATGCGTACAGATTCTTCAACTCTTATGTATCCGACATCACAATCAACCAACTAGACGAAAAAAATTCTAAGACCTACGGCGTAGACCTATACGACGCATACCCAACTACCGTAACAGACCTTGGGCTATCACAGAACCAGAATGAATACCACCGGCTACAGGTGACTTTTAGATACACACGATACGTAACAGTGTGATAAATAAACCAAAATAACTGATTGAATTATTCTACCCTTACAATGGAAACACAATGAAGCTACCAACAATTGCAGTACCAACCCATTCCCTAGTGATCCCTTCAACCAAGAAAGAGGTATCATACAGACCGTATCTTACCAAAGAAGAAAAGCTGCTGTTGATGGCTAAGGAATCTGGTAAAGAATCTGACATGATGAATGCTCTAAAGAAGCTCATCGAAGATTGTGTTGATGGAATTGATGACGCAGGCAAACTGACAAGTTTTGACTTTGAGTACGTCTTCCTCAAGCTGAGAGCGGTATCGTCAGGCGAAACAATCACACCATCATTTACATGTGATAATATGGTCACGGACGAAGAGACTGGTAAAGAGCGTAGGTGTGGTAGAGAGATCAAGATTGCCATCGACTTTGCTTCACTTGAACCGACTTTCAATGAAAACCACAACAACAAGATTACACTAACAGACAACGGCGTTGGGGTAGTCATGAAATACCCAACCCTAAACATGATGACCAAGCTAGCAAAGAAGAATCTGAGCGAAGCGGAGATGATGTTTGAAACGATGGTCGAGTGTATTGAAATGGTGTATGACGCAGAAAAGACATACCCGGCATCAGAGACATCCCACGCCGAACTGCTAGAATTTATTGAATCGCTTACATCGGGTATGAGACAAAAAATCCAGACAGAATTTTTTGAGTCAATGCCATCGATCCAGTATAAGACAGAAGTTGAATGTCCGGAATGTGGCAAGGTTCACAAGATTGTCCTGAAGGGGATCAAAGATTTTTTCTAATGGGGGTGTCGCATGATACCCTATACAATCATTATGAAACCAACTTCTATCTGTCGAAGATGCATGAATTTTCGATAAGTGAAATTGATAATATGTTGCCATTTGAACGTGAAGTGTATTTGGCATTTGTGAAAAAATTCGTAGAAGAAGAAAAGAAGCAGATGCAAGAAATGAAAAACAAAGCACGTAGGTAAGCTAAATGAGCCAACAGACCAAAATCACAAAAGTACTTGAGCAGCTAAAGAATGCCGAAGATAAGCACGTAGAGACAGTAGATGCTCTAGGTGAAAATATCGGCGTGTACATGGCAGACATCTCCACTAGCCTGAATGAAATGACACAGGTTATGATGATGTCGCTAACAAACACATCGGCACTGATGGAAGACATCATGGTGAATGGTTCCGTTGCCAATGACATTCTAATAGATCAACTTCTAGACAGTCGTGAAGGTAATGGTATCGCAGACGAAGAAAACGAGCGAGAAGATCAGCAATTCAAAGAAGGTCTGTCTGACAAGGTAGATGACATCCACGATGAATTGAAAAAAGGCAACAAAGACAAAAAGGACGAGAAAAAGGGATTCTTTAAGTCGTTGATGTCTGTTGGTGCTATGATCTTTGGTAAACTTTTGTCTGTAATACTAAAACCACTTTCATTTCTGAAGAGCGGTATTGGATTCATCGGTAAAGTCTTTGGTAAAGGTGGTATGCTCGCCAAGGTATTTGGTAAAGGTGGATTTATTGCTAAGCTGTTTGGTAAGAATACTGTTCTTGGTAAAGTCTTTGGTAAAGGTGGTATGCTCGCCAAGGTATTTGGTAAAGGTGGTATGCTCGCCAAGGTATTTGGTAAAGGTGGAGCGATTGCAAATATTGTTGGGAAGTTTGGGAAATTGACAGGTCTTACTGCGTTGTTTGGGCGACTAGCACCAATGCTATCTGTTCTAGGAAAAGTCTTTGTTCCACTGGGTATTGTCATCACGGGGTTCAAAGTAATCGGTGCAGCAATCGAAGAGTTTATAGCAGGCGGCGATCCGGCAGCAATTATTTCGGCGGGCATCGGAGCGTTTGTGGAGTTTTTCACATTCGGGTTTCTGAAAAAAGATCAGGTCAAAGACACAATTGAAGGACCGATTCGATCCACTATTGATTTCTTTGTTGGTGTGTTTCATGCCGTGTCAGATTTTGTCTCTGGTACAATTATGCCGTTTGTTCAGAACACGGTGATACCAGCAATTCAGTCGGCATTCTTTGCTGTCTATGGATTCTTCAAAGACCACATCATACCATTCATAACAGAAACACTAATTCCTTTTGTTGTGCATGTTGTGCATAATGTGGTCATGCCTATCGTCATGCGATTGTTTGAAACATTCAAAAAGGTATTTGAAATTGTTAAAACCTATATTATGGTCGCATGGGAAATTGCCAAGCCTATCATCATGGCTCTGATTGAATTTGTTACTGAGACTGTTATTCCTTTTATCAGGGATACGGTTATCCCAATTATTATGAAAATAGTGGACACTGTATGGAATATCGTTGACTGGATTTTAGGCACAGTTCTATGGCTTATGAAAAGCCTGATAACAAGCGGATTCTTGGACTTAATTATCAACACAATCGTCGGCATTATTAATGGTATCATTGATGTGTTCAATTTTGTTGCCGGTGTGTTTGAAGGCGCATACAACCTAATATTAAAAATTGGCGTTGCTATTTTACAACAACTACAAAAGGCAATGCCGATTTTAGCTCCCGTGATAGGACTGGAAAATGCCGAAGCACTAGGCAACACAATTGGCAGCACAGCAACCCGCATGATAGTCGCGCAAACTGATGGAGAATCACTACAAGTAGGCAATATTGACTACGAATCCAATCTTGCGAGCAGCGAACTTGCCAGATCGTTTAAGGAAGAATCTCTAAACGACGCTGCGGCAATCGATACTCGGGAAATAGAAGCACAAAAACAACAAGCAGCAGCACCATCAGTAGTCAACAACAACAACGTCACGAACGTCCAAGGCGGCGGCGGTGGTGGTGGTGGCGGGGCAATCATTGCACCATCAGCAACACGGATGAACGAATCATCATTCCGAACACAAACACAAAACGGAATGGTTCCAGCTATGGAAGGATAAAGAAAAACCCCGGCACAAACGCCGGGGTTTTTCACATAAGTCGCTCAGTTATCCATCGAGCGATTTTAGTCATCCGCTAGTGCTGAGAAGAAAGCACTTTGGCTATCATCTACTGCGGATTCGTCCACTGCATCATAATCACCATCATCTTCATACGACTTCTCTGCTGCCGCTTGCTCTCGCGCAGGTGGTGTTGCAGGGGTGTTGCCAAGAACAAGGTCAAGACGCTTCTTCAACTCATCATACGACTTGAATCGTGATGGAGCGATGAATTCGCTCAGTTTGTACATAGAGTTGTAGATTTCTTCCAGTTCCGTATCGTCATCGGAGATTGCCGATGGTGTGAGGAATTCAGACTTATCATAGTTAGTCCATCCATCCTTCACGCCGATACGAAGTGCGAAGTTAGCACCATTCCACATGTCGAAGACATCGATTGCTTCTTCGTCATCAAACTCAGGGGTGATGACTGCTTGAATCTTATCGTAAATCTTCTTGCCGAACTTGTATAGGAAGACTTTGCCTTCGTTCTCAGGGTTAGCTGGATCACTGACTACCAGCACGTTAGCGATGTACTGCAAACGACGCTTACGCTTACGAACCAAGTTTTGGTTTGCTTCGCTGCCAGTGTTCCAAAGCTCAGAGTTTGCCTCACACATTGGGCAGTTTTCGCCAATGGTGGTTGGACAATCTTCGATGTACCACTTACCGTTGTTTTCGTTCTGGAACGAGTGTGAGTAGGTACGAACCCAAGGGAAACCATTCACCGATGTCTTGGTTCCGTCATCATCAACAGTAACGTCTTCTTCACGTGCAGGAAGGAAACGGATCACTGCCGAACCCTTCTTGGTTGCCGTGTCGCGTGCAGGATACCAGAAGCGGTCATCCTTGTATGAAGCTGAGTCTGAAGTGTTGAGTGACTTTAGCTTCTCTTGAAGTGAAGCGATTGTGCCGCCCTTGGTCGATTGCTTTTTGAGGTCTTTGAATCCCATAATGTTTTCCTTTGTGTTTGTGTGTAAAAGTGTGTTTTGTGTTTGTGTGTCGCGGAGGGGTGTTTGTGTATGTGTGTGGTTAGATAGATTCTCCTGTTTCCGGTTGTTTGCAATAGTCGAGAATGAACTTCTCGTATTTACGCAGGTCGGGGTTGTACAAGCGGCTGATCTTATTTATACGTCTAGCCATGTCACCATAAATCGAATCCTTGTACTCCGAATCCGCGATTATTTTTTCTGATCCCTTACCAATCTGATCCAACACAATAAGCGATTCGGTCATCGGCTTGAAGTCTTCGTCCTGCTGGATCATTGTTTTGTAGATGTGTAGTGTAGCTTCTTTCGCATCGCCAGTCAATAGTTTGATCATGGCTTTTCTTGCTGCTTTTCCGGTCTGCTCATTCACCAGCATAGGAACAATCAATTTTAGGTCTTCAGTGAATGAGTCTCGTCGGTTATAAGTTTTTGTCTTGTAGTTTTCATACGCAGCAAGAAATTCATTGTGCGTGTATGTGGCAGGCATGGCAAATACTTTGTGGTGCGGATTTGTGATGTTGGCATGTTTTTGGTATTCGACCGTCATGAACATTGCCATTCGTAGAATCTCGTCTTCCCGCCGTTCGCAGTTCTTTTCGATGATTGAGTAGATGATCTTGTTCCGCTCAGTCGCTTGTTGTGTGTAGACAGTATGATTGATCGACTTCATCTTGCCGCGATACTTGATCATATCATAGGTTGTATTGATATGTCTTTGTAGTGCAGTGATAACACTCCAAGCAAGGTATCCTTCGGGTATGTTCTCGATTCGTTTACGTCTAGTCATAGAGGCAAGCTCTCCGATTTAGACTTAAACATGTTGAGTTCGATTGCTTCGTCTTTCACGTGTTGCTCGATTGACTTTGATATCAACGATGCAGCAAGTGCTGGTTCCATCTCATACATTTCACATAGGTCGATGATCGCATCCATGTATGAGATTCGATCTGACTTGACAATAGCTTCTACTCTCTTCGAAAACCATTCTGCCGACAAATGCGGTGCTGGTTTATTTAACATTCCTTCTTGCATAGACTTCCTCTAGATCGGGAGATTCGTATGGTCGCTCTGCATACACATCAGCAATTGATTTGCCTTGGTGCAGTGCAATGATATCGTTTACCCTATTGTAGTAAGTATGATACTCCGATACAAGACTATGACCCGCTTTTCCGATAGATTTTAATTCGTCTGTTTTTGCAGGATCGGAGTATTCAGAAATTAATTCTAGCAAACCATCGATGTTCTTTCGCTCCCATAGCAAACAATTTATTCCATGCTCAAACCCAAGATTGCGGTAATCTACCACATTGTAGTCATTGTTTGCTAGGATCACGGTCCCCAATCCCATAGTCTCAAAGTTGCGGTAGTTGATGTCCCAAGACAGATTTGGGTTTAGATGCATTTTGTAGGATCGTACCTTGTCGATCATTGCCTTACCCAATACCCAATAATCGGGCGTAAACGCGGTTTTTTTTGCAATTTTCTGCATCAAACCATCCCGGTCGAGCTTAGACCCGCAGAACCCCAATAACGTCGGTTTTTGCTCAAATACGGTGTTTTCGTCTAGGGTGAAGATTGTATCGTCGTATGCGTTCGGGAACCAAATTGATTTCTCGATGCCTTCGTTGTAGTGGGGCGTTAGCCACAACGATGATGCCTGAAGCATGTAGTCGTAGTTGCCCTGCTTATAAATTTTTGCGTGCGATCCCATCATGCCGCAGTGAGCATCGATGCTCCACATGAACTTGGTCGGATGTGTTGTCTTGGATAGGTCGGGCATCCACCCATGCGAATAGTTTTCGATGTTGATGATGATGTCGAATGAATTCCAGTCAGAAATCTTTGTGTTAAATCCTCGACCCCACACAATCGCTTCAGTAACATCAGGATGGCGACAAAAGGCACGCAACAAACACAAACATTCTCGCATGTGCCGGTTTGCTTGGTGTACGCCTTCTTCTTGGATGATTGCTACTCTCATAATTTATCCTAAAATCTCAAATTGCCTCTTGACAAGATTTCGATTCCCTGTTACAATTTCATTGTCTTAGAAAGATATAATCTATTAACTTATAGACCATATCTCTTATCAATATCAGCTAAGAAGTCTTTCACCTTATCGTACTGGTATGGGTGTGGTGCATGATAGAAAGCATACTTACCTTCTTCTAGTCTCTCTGGCTTAAACTCATGCATAGTCGCACGGCAAACCATGTAATTAAAACGCACAGAATTGCCACCATCATCCCACCTCTTTACTCGGATTTCTCTTTCGGGTTGATCCCATCTTTTCATCATTGCACGCAACACTGACTCATCAGAGAATTTATGCCAAGGATTCTTGACGTTCTCTTTTGCGTCGATGTCTTTCATTCCAACGAATTGTCGGATGTAGTCTTCCCACTCCAATGATTTAGGGTTGATGATTTCCTGCATAGTGCTTCCCTGTGTTGTGAGGAAGCTCATAGGAAACTTACCCTTGTCTGCTGTGTTTTCATAACACTCAGAACCAATGCATAGAATGTGGTTGTCTTTCCAGTTGTCTACAATCTTCTTTGTGTACCACTCATGCGTAAGCGGAATCAAATCCATGTCGTTTAGCACTACTACTTTGTCTTTGTAGTATTTGCCTGCAACGAACATACGAGATAGTTTTGCTTGGTTGCCTGTATCAATACCATCGACTGCTTTTAGTGGAAGCACTGTTCCGTGTGGTGTTAGCTTCGGCATCCATTCATCATACTCTTTCATGTCTTTGTAGACGAATGGGCAGATGACTTCGATGTTGAAGATAGACTTGTAGACCTTGGAGATATGTTGCCAATACTCGATGTAGTTTCGATTGGTGTTGGTAGATATGATTGCATGTGTTACAGGAAATGTTTTAGCCATTTGGTTCTAGTACTCCAAACATATGATTTTTTGGTCCCAATAGTTGTACTGTTAGACTATATTCACTTGATAAAATATTTGCAATTGCTAAGTCATGACTTCTGTGCAAATCATCTACTAGTAGCGGACATGATGATGGGTAAAACAATTCGCCGTATAGCTTCACAAAAGGTTCTCGACTAGAAGTAGCACTATAGGTGGGTCCATCGAGAATGATTAGTGCTGGATTTGTAGGAATAAATTTGTCAATAACCTCTTTATCATAGAACATATTTTTGAGCGGAGCATGATGTACCGTTGACATATACGGGTTATCACTATCAGTCAACGTCTTATTGACTTTATCTGCCCACGGTTTTGCATGTTCAAATGAAATCACATT